GAGCAACAAAATGAAGATTACCAAATATAGTATTAACTACAGTTACTGTATGCCCAAAAGCACCAGGTACTGTGTTAACATCTAATCGATATTGAGATGAGCCAACAGAATTATTTAAAAAACTTCCATTTCCAAGTTTGTTTAAGTAAGTAATTACTTTTCTTGAAGCCAAGACAAGTTTATTACCACTATTACCAGACTCAGGAGCAAAGAAATCTTCCATTGCATCTAAGAAAGCATCATAACCTGAAGAAGCATAAGACATATTATAAACTTTACCATATTGCTCTGTGTAAGGTACAATACCATGTGATGTTCTAACAGGAGCTGAAGTTGATTGCTCGTTAGAAGAAGCACCATTACTAAACAACATAGCTTGTTCTATATCCATTTTATGTTCCATAAGTTTATCTTGCCAAATTCTTTGAAATTCATTAGCAATACCTCTGTATTCAGTTGCTAAAGAAGTTCCAGAAAAAACATTCATACCAGTTTTGAATATTTGACAATAGCCTTCTCTGTCCCATAATTTATCTTCCCATCCAGTAGGAGCATCAGTACCTTCTGCAAATGATGAGCCAATTACTTGACCTATAGCACCTGGAGAAATAGTTTCTGTACTTCCAGTTGGATTTAAACAAGTTAACTGGTCAGCAGTACCAGACCCAGCAAGTACACCTGCAGCAGTAGGCTCTAAAAGAACTTTACAGTTTACAACTGCACCGCTATCAGTTTTAAATGCTATAATTTGGTCTTTAACAACAAAATTAGCAACTTGCTCTGAAGAAGATATTTTACCATATTCATCATAATTTGCTTTTAATGTTGTGTTATTACCACTGCCATTAGTACAAGTCCCATCTGAAGCATGAACTGTAATAGTTATAGCTGCAGCAGTACCAAGTACTAAGTTACGTCTTTGCCACTGATGTCTTTGCTCAAGAAATTTGAACACAGGGTCATTCGTAGCTTTTTTTGCCACCTTCGATAAATATACGAAGAATGGACTTTGCATTGGAGCAAGCTCTGCAACTCTCTCCCCAAAATTAAACTTACGTCTTGTATCACGTATGTCAACACCTTGGGGGTCGTTACCAGCTTGACCTGAATAAAATGTTCCCATTTGATTCCATCCTTTTAATTAACCCATCCTCAGCTGTCTTATTAGACCTTTGGGTAGGGTATTGGTTAAAGTTATTTCCAAGGGTTCTTTGAATCAAAGTCCCCAATCATAGTATCCATAATTTTATCTTCTATATTTCTTCCATCAACATTAGATTGTCCAGAAGGCATCACTCCCATAGAGGATGGTACTTGCTGTGCATTCTTAGCTTGCTGAAAAGACTCACTAGGTTGAGCAGGTGCAACATTTTGTTGCGGAGCTGTATTCCCAGATTGCATTCTATATAGTTGAACAAGATTATCGATATTAATAGAAGATGGGTCAGACATTTTAGCCATAAAATCTTGCGCTTGTTCTTGACTCATACCATGATGCCCTGTTACATAATTAACTATTTCAGTTTGCTGTTTAGCCGCAGCTTGATTAGCTTGCTGTCTTTTAGCTTCTTCGACTCTTTGGTTTTCCATTTTGTCAAATTTCTCTTGTAACACTGCATTTTGATATTGAGTATGCAAGGTATTATATTCTACCATTTGCTCATCCCAATCTTCTTTTGCATCTAAGTACCTAGCGCTTTCACTAGAAGGGTCTGTATAAGCCTCCTCTCTAGAAAAATTCCTAGGTCTTGTAGGTCTCTCTGGAGCAGGTGGAAATTCATCAGATTGCTTTTGAGATACTTCTTGAGTTTGTTGAACTGGAGGCTGTGCAGCTTGAGGCTGAACATTCTTCATTTCTTCTAATTCATTCTTGTACTTATCTGCTTGAGATTGCCAATATTGATATCTTTTAGTATCATTGTCATCTACAGCAGGATTAGCTTCTTCTGTTTTTACACCTTCACTTACTTGGGGTTGTCCTTCTGCAGGAGCCTGTTCAGCATTTCCTTCATTACCTGTATTGTTGAAAATATCAGAAATAGTATCAGAGCCCGACTCTTTATAGCCTTCGCCAAATACTGCTTCCTCTAGGGAAGTGTATTGTTCGCTATTAGCTGATTCAGTAGGGGTATCTGTTTGTATATTATCGTTCTGCGTCATTTCTTTCTCCTTTTAGCTGCCTCTTTCTTGCCACCAGATGAGGGTGAGCCGATTTTTGTTGTAGCATCTCTGATGCTTTGTTTTACTGTGGCTAAGCTGTCATCAAGTCGTTTGTCATAAAGTGTCCCTGCAGCTTTAGCTTTATTACTAATACTATCAAGGTCTCCTTTAAACTTCTCAACTTCAACTTTCTTCCTAAGGTTAATTGCCTCTCTATCTCTAGTTTGCATATCACCTTTAAGTCCTTTAATTTGCTCTTCTTGTGCTTTAACTTGCTGTTGCAACTGAGCTATCATATCAATTCTTTGTAAAACACCTTCCATGTCGAAAACTTCTGTTTTCTTAAGAACTTCTTGTCTATCTATCAGTCCTTTTTGATATGCATCCATATAGAACTCAAGCTCTGCATATCTGTTACTTGGCAATGTAGAACCAGTTACAACTATCACATCGTACTTGCCAATAGTAATATCATTCATTACTTTTATTTCACCTGTTTTATCATCTACAAGCTTTTTATTAATAACATATTCACTCATAGAATTATTAGGCTGAATCACTCTAAAAATCTTCCTAGATGTATATAATTGCTGCATTAAAGGAATAGCAATTTGACCTACTCTTACTAATGCAGATTCTACATCGGCTAATTTAGACTTCATTTTTCTTTGTCCAAATTCATCAATAGATATTGTTGCTTTATATGTTTGGGGAGCAGCCTGCGAATTACCCATCATCATTTCATATAATCCTAAAGCATGGTCTATATCATTTTTAGCAGTAGTTTCATTTTGATATAATTCATTTGGAAGAGGTGTAGGTTGAACTGGCATTGGAGCCCCATCAGTTGGGTCGTATGGTATAGCAACACCTGGTTGAGACCATTTCTGTTCAAAATCTTTCATATCAACACTACCTTCTGGAACTAGTATCTTAGTATTAGTACTTGTAGTAGCATGTGCAATTATCAAAGAACGCGTTTTATTTATATACTCCTGTAATCCTTTAATAAGTCTAACATCACTCATAGGATAAGGAGTCCTAGTATGTATATTCATTATTGGAACTAATGGATAATTTTCTAATGGAAGTATCCTGGAATATAATAGTGTTTCTCCCATTATAACACATTGCTTAACCTTTTTAATAGTTACTTTAACAACTTCAATCAAACCCTGTTCAAGCATTTCTTTAAATGTAATCTGATTGACAGGCAATGGAGGAACTTCTTCTTGAGCTATTATTCCAGCCTCTTTTTCACTATAACCAGATTGAAGTAATTCTTGCATCTTCATTATCATTGCAGACTCTCTTTGCTTTTCTAGCTGCATAATCATCTGCTTAGCCTCTTGCTCATCTGTAAAGATTTGACCAGCTATCTCCCAAGCATTTCTAGCTAAATATGCAATATACTCTTCTTCACCTAAAAGTTCTTCTTTACCTGAAAATGTTTCAAAAGTTCTATACTCATCTACATCAACTTTATAATATCTTTCATAACCTCTTACATATTCTTGATTATTAACTCTACCTACATCTTCTGGAAATGTAACTTCACCATCATCTTCGCGTTCAGTAAATGGAGCATTAAAATCTACTTTATTACCAGAGTCTGATTGAGCATTGTCAATCTTCTTAGAATACATTGGATACATTTTCTTAGCTTGTTCTTTAGTGAATAACTTAGAAATTATAATATTTTCAGCATCGTCAAAAAGCTTATGTCTACTATTAGGGTCTATATAAACATCTAATGGGTCTACATCATGCATACATACTTCGCCTTTACCCATATCCATAGAAGAATCTTGATATACTAAAATATAACCAACACCCATTACAAAATAATCATCTACTGCTTGTCTTATAACAGCTCTTCCATCAGATATATCATACATATAAGCTAATAGAGCACTCATTACCTGTGCTACTTTATTATCACTATCTTCTCTAGGAGCACATCTAAATGATGGCCTATTAGAAGTTAACATTGCTTTAGCAGATTCAACTGCTGGATGAACTCTATTTATAACTATAGGAGCTTGACCTCTAGCTTCTAGTCTATCTCTTTGCTCTGCAGTCCACTGCTTCCCTAATCTAAATTCCTTATCTTCCTTAGCCTGCATTGCCCAATTATCTCTTTTACTTGAGTAATCGTCAAAAAGGTCTAATGTTTCATTTACAACGTCGGGACTGTGAGTTTTGTCTTTTTTGGAATATTCCATATGCTTAATTTACGAATTACATAGTCATCCAATCAAGAGTTTTCTTTTCATTACGCCAATCTTCTTTAGATTTTTGCTCAAATTCAGCCCTTCTAGATGGTTTTGCCCCATCTAAGGCTGTCCAAATAGCATCCATGATATCATCATGCTTACCTTTTGGGTATGAAAGAAACTC